ACTATAGCACATCAAAATGGGCAAGGAAAGAAACTGCACTTACAGAAGCAGAAGCCACTGCTATTGACTCACAAGGTTTATATAATTTAGGTGACTTCCTACCTAAAAAGCCAGGTGAAGAAGAACTTAAGGTGATGAAAGAGATGTTCGAGGCATCAGTAGATGGTCAGGCATATGATATTGATCGTTGGGGATCATACTTTCGTCCAGCAGGTATGCAAAAGCCTGAAGGAACGGCACCAGCTCCAGTAATGGCGGCGGCCGCATCAGCAACAGCAACACCTGTACAAGTTAGTGCTCCGGCACCAACTCCGGTAGCAGAAACAGCTCCTGCTCCGGTTGCTACACCTGAAGAGATGGGTGCAACTCCAACTGCACCAGTCCAAGCACCGGCTTCCCCAGCTGGTAGTGGACAGAAGGCCGAAGATATACTTGCTATGATTCGTAGCAGACAGTCTTCATCCTAACGGCAATGGAGGGCAAGGTTTTTCCTTTCTCCTTGCCCTCATTCTTTTTTTATTGTATAATATATTTTTTATAAGGGACCTAAATAATGGCAAAACCATTTGACGTGAGCAAATTCCGCAAGGACATTACTAAAAGCATTGACGGATTGTCAATTGGCTTCAACGATCCAACAGACTGGATTTCAACAGGCAACTATGCACTAAACTACTTGATAAGCGGTGACTTTCACAAAGGTTGTCCTCTAGGTAAAGTTACAGTGTTTGCTGGTGAATCAGGAGCAGGTAAAAGTTATTTTGCCGCAGGTAACATTGTTAAACATGCACAAGAGCAAGGCATATTTGTTGTGCTAATTGACACAGAAAATGCACTAGATGAGTCATGGTTACATGCACTTGGTGTTGATACCGACGAAAGCAAGTTACTAAAACTAGCAATGTCAATGATTGATGATGTTGCAAAGACCGTAAGCACATTTATGAAAGACTACAAAGCATTACCAGATGGAGAACGTCCTAAGGTATTGTTTGTAATTGATAGTTTAGGCATGATGCTAACACCAACTGATGTTAACCAGTTTGAATCTGGAGACATGAAAGGTGACTTGGGTAGAAAGCCAAAGGCACTAACTGCACTTGTCCGTAATACGGTTAACATGTTTGGTAGTTACAATGTTGGTATGGTGTGTACTAACCACACTTATGCATCGCAAGATATGTTTGATCCAGATGATAAGATATCAGGTGGACAAGGATTTATCTATGCATCAAGTATTGTTGTTGCTATGCGTAAACTTAAACTTAAAGAAGATGAAGATGGTAACAAGATATCACAAGTAAAAGGTATTCGTGCCGCTTGTAAAGTTATGAAAACTAGATATGCAAAGCCGTTTGAAAGTGTACAAGTTAAGATACCATATGAAACAGGCATGAATCCTTACAGTGGACTTGTTGACTTAGCAGAAGCGAGTGGATTGTTAACCAAGCAAGGAAACAGGCTACGTTTTATGACTAGTGATAAACAAGAGATACTACAGTTTCGTAAGGCATGGGAACGCAACGAAGATGGTTGTTTAGACAAGGTTATGGCAGATTTTAATATTATTGAAGAAGTGCTAAGTACTCCAGAAGCTGAAGAGGTAATTGAGGTTGCCGCTCCTGCTGAAGAAGAAACATTTAACGAGGAGAACGTATAGTGTCATTAGACTTAGCCGCACTAGTATGGAAAGAAACAAGACAGTTTATGCACGACACAGGCGATGTGAGAGAAGCCGCAAATCATGTTGTCGAAGCATTAATTGGACACCATAGTGCAGAAGAAATTAGAGATGCTTTTAAATTTGATGGAGCAATCAAATTAGCAGTAGGCGATTATCTCGGAGTACATGAAGAAGATGATCTAGAAGAAGATGAAAGAGATGAGCTACTTGATCAATATGACGAAGACGGTGAATTTAACTACGACGAGTACTAGTATATGTGGTATAGCAAAGTAACCAATAATCTTGCAGAGATTCCTGGATTTATTACTCATTATGAACATGAGTTAGAAATAGCCAAGAGTGAATGCAGGGTTGGCGGTATTGTTGAAAAAAACATAAAAGCATTACCAGGACTTACAGAGCACCGCTTTAATCAATTGCAAGAAATTGAAGCAGTACTTAACTTCCTAAACATAAAGTTACGTAAAATAAGACGTAAACATTTTCAAAAGTACTTAGAAGGTTATGCTCGTGCTTTGTCAAGTCGTGACGCAGAGAAATATGTCGATGGCGAAGACGAAGTTATCGACTTTGAAACACTGATAAACGAAGTTGCACTCTTACGAAACAAATATTTAGGCATAATGAAAGGCTTAGATACTAAACAGTGGCAGTTAGGACACATAGTAAGATTGCGTACTGCCGGAATGGAAGATGTGTCGGTATGACACCTGTGCGTTTACGAATTACAGACAACATTATTTGGTATGATATTTGGAAAGAAATTGATACCAAAGACATACGCAGTGACGCACTTGAGTCGTACCTTATTCATGATTTACAACAAGTTGGTTTGGATTCAACACAAGTAAAATCATATTCGTGGATTATTAACAGTGGTTGGGAAGGCTATGACAGAAATGACATAGAACATTTTCGAAAACTATTGTTAGGGTATGGCTTGTCAGAAAAAAACTTTGGAGCAATATTTATTGGATACGAGAATACTGCTACATTACCTTATCCAGCACAATGTTTTACAGATAGAATGATTTATGAAGGTAGCTGGTATCAAGGATTAGAAAAGCAAGATATTAACTGGGCTGATCTCCCAATGACATCTTGGTTTACTGTACTAATGCGTAGGGCAAGTGTAAGCCGTTGTCATTTAGCTAGTCGTTTACTACAACATTTTGATCCACATAATATGATAATGACGCTCGGCACAACAGGATGGACAGATGATCCGCTATACCTGAAGGAAATTATTGAATACCCTATTGTTGTTGATGAGAAAGATACACCTTACCCAACAAATTTAATTCACAATCATCAATTGTTTTATCAAGCACCAGTGCAATTAGTAGTGGAGAGTAGCAGCGAAACTGATGAAAATGTTTGGCGTAGTATTTTTGTAACAGAAAAAACGTACAAAGCACTAGCATGGCACCAGTTTCCGTTATGGTATGCAGTACCAGGAATGGTTACTAAGATTAGAGAACAAGGATTTGATGTCTTTGATGATTTAATCAACCACAGTTATGATAATGAGCACAACGCCTGGGTAAGAATGATCGCAGTAGTTAAAGAAATGCAGAATGTTATAAGCAAAGGTGGTAGAAGTTTGCGTAAAGAACACTGGCGAAGATTAGAAAGTAATGCCGCACTAGTTAAAAAGATACATACAAATGCCCACAAAGAGCATAAAAAACAGACAAACAGGTTAATCAATGAACTTCAGTAGTTTTACTAGCCAGCCTCTTGCACATGAACATAGTGCAGTACTTTTGAATGAACTATACGAGCATAACGAGTTTATGGAAAGTATTAGTAATATGGTGCATATAGGATGTCAAGATGAAGCATTTGATCTACAGTGGTGGGCAAATGCTGTTGTAAATGACGATACAAATACACCATTGGACATAAAATGTATTGGCGTAAATCAAATTCCAGGTATAAATGTTAAACACAAAAATATTTCTTTTCAACGTCAAGAGATACAAGAATTTAAAAAAAACAAAAAACTTTTTGATGTATTGTGGTGTTACGATATTTTACAGTTTTTAATCAATCCGTATCAAGCATTAGAAAACTGGTGGCATGTTGCTCAAAAAGATGCAATGCTGGTAATAGCAGTGCCTCAAACTACAAATGTTGAATTTAATTCACTTGAATACAACGCAAAGATGAATCAAAAACACCATTTTACTATGCCGATGTTGTTATATATGTTAGCAGTAAACGGTTGGGATTGTGCTAGTGGTTTCTTTAAAAAAGGAATTAATGATCCATGGATTTACGCAATTGTATATAAAAGTGACATATCACCAATGAATCCTGCCGATACAAATTTGTACACACTTATCGAAGATACTAATTTATTACCAGAAAGTGCAATAAAAAGTATTACCAAATATGGCATGCTTAGACAAAAGGACCTTTTTCTACCATGGTTAGACAAAAGCAACATGTTGATGGAACAACAATGATAACAAAAAATGGAAATTGGTGGACACCAAGTTCTCTAAGCGGTGGACGTCCTGGTGACTATATGCGTGATGATAGTTTTCCTTGTGAGCGTCCAATTAGTATTGCAACAGAGTTATGCTCGCACCGTAGAAATGCAATTGACGTTGGTATGTGGATAGGAGATAGCACAGTTCATATGGCATCCTTGTTTGATCGAGTAATTGGTTTTGAGCCACATCCAATGGCTTATGTTTGTTGTGAGAAAAATTTAAAAGCACGTGATATAGAAAATACAGAATTGTATAACATCGCACTGAGTAATGTAAATGAAACAAAAATGTTGCTTAATGGCAAAACAACATTCTCAGGTTGGGTAACTGACAAGAAAGAATTACCAAAAGACATATACGTGCATAGCCAAACCAAAGTACAGTGTTTGTATCTTGACAGTTATCACTTTGAAGATATAGATTTTATTAAGATTGATTGCGACAGTCATGAAGGATATGTACTTCAAGGAGCAGAACAGTTTTTTAAAAATAATTCGCCTGTTGTTCTACTAGAAGCAAAGGTAAGAATACACAAAGACAGACAACCTGAAGACATGCCAGACCCTTTTGCACTACTTAGAAGTTATGGTTATGTCTTACACAGTCGAGTTGATAAAGCAGACTTTCTTTATGTAAGGAGAGAAGATGCAGAATAGTCCAGAATATACAAAAGAATTAGAAAGACTACACTCACGTAAGAGTTTTGGTACTGCAACTGGAGCGCCAAAGATACTAACAGACTTTCTAACCAATCACACAGTTACAAGCATACTAGATTTTGGTTGCGGCAAAGGCACACCGTTAGAAAGTTTGAGGTCTGAGTGGATGAATATATACAGTTACGATCCTATAACACATCCAATTGAACTACCAGAACAGGTTGATCTGGTATACAGTCGCGACGTGCTTGAACACATTGAGCCAGAACAAATTGATACAGTATTAGAAAATTTATTTACAATTGGTACAAAGTATCAACATCATTTTATTGCATGTCATCCTTCAAAAAAAGGATTAAGTGATGGGCGTAATGCTCATCTCATAGTAGAGAAACCACAATGGTGGAAAGATAAGATTGAACAGATACCTGGTTGGAAAATTATATTTGAAAATATTCAAGGTCCAAAAACAAAAGTATTAAGACATCTTACAATAGAAATTGTCAAGTACACAGTGATACTGGAGAAGACACAATGATAGAGGATTTTGATTATAACAATACAAACTATCCAACCGCAAAAGTAGCAGACGTGTTTCCATTTGAACTTAGTGAAAACCTAGGACATACTTGGATATTTGATGTTGATGGTACAATATTTGAAGTCAATCAACCACCGTACGAAAATGATAAACTACTACCTGGTGTAAAAGAAATGTGGGCACAGATACCCAAACAAGATTTAATTATAATAATGACTGCACGTCCTTGGTACATTAAGCAACATACACTAGACATAATTGAAAGTCACGGATTGCGTTATGACATGAGTATATTTGGAATACATCACGGTGAACGTATTGTTGTTAACGACAACAAACCAGGCGGGTTGAAAACTGCTATAGCCTGGAATGTAAAAAGAAACAAGGGTTACAATTAAGTAGGTATATAATGATAGACACTGAAATGACAAGAACACAAGTACAGAAAATGGAACGTATTTTTATACTTGAAGATGAAATTAAGTTTGCACAAAGTTGTTTACGCCCAACTGCAACTGGACATATACACACTGCTATAAGTTGGATGAAAATGCGTAGAGAAGAACTTACAAAAGAGGTACAAGATGGCAGAAACCATAGTCAATAATTCCGGTGAAGAAGTAGAAAAGTATAACGATGCTCACGGAGAAACACTACCAAAAACTATAGTGCTTGTCACTGGGGGTTTTGATCCATTGCACAGTGGACACATTGCTTATCTACAAGCTGCAAAAGCAATGGGTGACCATTTGGCAGTTGGTATAAACAGTGATGCATGGCTGAAACGTAAAAAAGGCAGGCATTTCATGCCACTTGAGGAGCGTGGAGCAATTATAAGTCAACTCCTTATGGTTGATCAATGTGTGGGATTTGAAGATGACTACGATGAGGACGACAGTGCATTAAGATTTATCACGGATATGCGTGAATACAATCCAGATGCAAAAATAATCTTTGCCAATGGCGGAGATAGGAAAGCAGGAACAACACCAGAAGAAAAAGCAGGACTTGAAAAGGTTACATTTGCATTTGGTATCGGCGGCGAAGATAAGAAAAATTCAAGTAGTTGGATATTAAAAGATTGGGAAGCTCCTAAGGTAGTCCGTTCCTGGGGCCATTATAGAGAGCTATACAAAGGTACAGGGTTTGCAGTAAAAGAACTAGTTATAAATCCTAATAGTTCACTTAGTATGCAAAGGCATAAGCACCGTAGTGAAACATGGAATCTTGTAAGTGGCAACGCACATATCTTAACAAGTCAAAGAGCCATTCCTGATGATCCACAAGTACGTCATTTAACGCCAGCAAATCCAATTGACATACCAGACAATGTGTGGCATAAAGCAGTCAACAACACAGACGAACCAGCTCATATTATTGAAGTATGGAAAGGCGAGAATTTAACTGAAGAAGACATAGAAAGATTAGATTAAATGTTAACAGTCTACATTGGTTGGGATAGCAGAGAACCTATAGCCGCAGAAGTTTGCCGTCATAGTATACTTCAACATGCCAGTATACCTGTGAACATCGTAATGCTGAAGCAACAAGAACTAAGAGATAAAAACTATTATTGGCGTGATATTGACAAGTTAGCAAGTACAGAGTTTACCTTTACACGTTTCTTAGTTCCAGCTCTAAATGATTATCAAGGTATTGCTGTTTTTATGGATAGTGATATGGTACTACTCACAGACATTGCCGAATTAATTGATGAAGTAGATCCAAAAAAAGCAATAAGTTGTGTACAACATGATTACACACCCCCACCAGGAATGAAGATGGATGGACAACAACAACTTGCATATCCACGTAAGAACTGGAGTAGTATGGTTGTATGGAATTGTGCCCATCCAGATAACAAAAAAGTGACACTTGATCTAGTAAACGATCCAGAAGTTACTGGTGCTTATCTACATAGGTTTAGTTGGTTAAAAGATAAAGACATTGGCTTGCTTGGCCCACAATGGAATTGGCTAGTAGGATGGTACATAGAAGGAAGAGATGGTTTTCCTAGTTTGTTACACTATACAGAAGGTGGTCCGTGGTTTCCTAATCATCAAAATTGTTTATATGCTGATGTTTGGAATCGATATTATGACGGTTACATAGTTAGCAAAAACGATGCCAAAGTAGTAACAATACAAGATTTGACAATACCAGAACATCTACGCAGTTTATTAACTGATGTTATGAAATCAGCACAAGATCCTTTTACTATCTATAGCAGTAGGATATTCCAAAATTGTATACATAAGTTGACTAAAGAAATTCAAAATTACAAAGTTGTGGGAATAATTGATGCTGGCGGCGAAGGAGAGCTTAAAGGAGGCAAAGAATTGAAAATGGATGCTATACTCGAAAACTTTTTATCTGGAAGTCACGGGGTGTTTGCTGGTAGCAAAAATTTACTTGATTTGGATGTGAGTATTCCAATTGCGATTCGAGGCATTGCAAAGAAAAAAGTTATGCACAAAGCATTGGAGATTGGAAGAGATTTTTATTATATTGATACTGGTTACTTTGGAAATGCGAAAACAAAGAGATACCATAGAATTAGTAAAAACTCATTGCAATTTAATTTACCAATTAGACATGACTGTCCAGATGATAGGTTTATAAAAACAGGAGTAACTATTAAACGTAAAACTCCTGGAAAAAATATATTACTTTGTCCACCAAGTCAAAAAGCTCTTACATATTGGGCAGTTGATTTAAAAGAATGGATTGAAAGCACCACACAAGAAATTGCAAAACACACTGACAGACCAATTATAATACGTGAAAAACAAAACCGTCACATACGAACCAACGATGACACCATGGAAATGGCTCTTAGTCGAGATATTCATTGTATGGTAACATATAACAGCATCGCTGCCGTTGAATCTCTAATACTTGGCAAGCCAGTTTTTACTATGGGTCCAAATGCGGCAGAACCGTTAGCAAATACAGATTTGGCTCGAATTGAAAATCCATTGATACCTACTGTGGATCGTATAAGAGAATTTTGTTGCAACTTAGCATATGCACAGTTTACTCCAGAGGAAATGATTAACGGTACAGCTTGGAGCATACTACAGGAGTTAAATACTTAATAATGACTACGTGGGATTATGATGTTGTAGTCTATTTGGGTACGTTGCCAAAAATTAGGAATCACAACATTAAAGTACAAGTTATGAGAGCCTTTGGTGAAGGTGCAGCCAGGAGTGGAGTGCGTTGGCTTGTCGATGATAATTTAAATAATAGACAGGTTTATAAAACCAGACTAGCAGTAATACTTGGATGGGTAGGTATGAGTTATAGTGGACCTCATATCTATTTTCGCGATGCAATAATACACCAGCAAAAGTTAAGTGGTGGTAAAGTAATGAGTATTGACGGAAGTTGTTTCAAATTTCACAATGACCATGAGAATATGTGGTTAAGATACAGCCTTGACAATGTATTTTGGAATACCGGAAACTATGCAAATAAAAATAGTCGGGCAACACATTGGAATATGGTTAAGCAAACTTTAGGCTTATCTGAGGTACCATGGAGTAATAGTGGTGATAACATATTAATCTGTTTGCAAAGAGATAACGGCTGGAATGCAAAAGGCTTTGATCAAGAAGCATGGTTAAGGAAAACTATTAAAAAAATTAGAAATTTGACGAGTGAACCAATAAAGGTACGAGCTCATCCAGGCGATTTAAATCGTACTGGAACAAAAGTAAAACGTGACTGGAGCTGGGTAAATCAATTTGAGGGCGTAGAACTTATTGACAGCATGACTGTTACACTGCACCAAAGCATGAAAACTGCAAGATGTGCAGTATTTTACAATAGTTCAAGCAGTGTGCTTAGTGTACTTAAAGGAATACCAACATTTGTAGCAGAAGAGAGTGCAGTAACTTGGGACGTAGCAAATCATAATTTAAAAAACATACTTAAACCATTTATGCCTGATAGAACGCAATGGTTTAATGATCTAGCACAAGCACATTGGACTATTGATCAAAGTAGACGTGGTGATATTTATAAACATTTTGAGAAATACTTACCAACCTAGTATACAGTCATTGCGTACTCTACCAAGCTCTTTTGCACCCCAACTCTTTAACAAGTCAACACAACCATATTGTGTTTCTTTTGTGATCCCAGTATCTGTGTGTAATTTTTGTTCAACCACAAGTATAGGTTGATGTGTGCAAATAGTATTTTTTCCACCTTTAAGTATTTGCATTTCATATCCTTCACAATCAATTTTCATGTAGTCTATTCTATCAAACCATAAGCTGTCTAAACGTTTCATTTCAACTTTTCCAGAGCCGATTGTGTTTTTGTTTATGTGAGAATGTCCTGTATTACCTTCTGTGATAATCATATCAATTGTGGTATCTTCTGTGCCTAGTGCTATTGGCCATACTTCTATATTTTCCATTGGCACATTACGTTTTAAACACTCTTGGAATTCTACAACCGGCTCAATTGCAATTACTCTAGCAAATTTTGTCGCTAGGTCTCTGCTCCATAGCCCTACATTTGCGCCGATGTCAACTGCAACACCAAAGTCTTGTACAAACTGTAAACTTTTATTACGTACAGGCTCTTGATAGGTAGGTGGTGCACCTTTTTTTATGTTCTTGTTAATCATGTGTGCAAAATGTGTGTCTTGGTCAGCAAACCACCATCCGTGAGCTTGATACATTAAAATTTTACCTCATAACCTGCAACTATTCCAACATCGTCTTCGGTAGCCGCTGGAGCAACAAAAACATTGCCATAGTTTACTTTTATCATTGGAGCAATATCAAGGCGCTTGTACCCATGTACCAAACCGTATTCTATATCTAATTGCTTGTAGGTTGTGCGTTTGCCAAAGTATATACCTGCTCTCTTATCACTGTTATGATATATTCCTGTAATATATGAATTAGGCAGTTGGTACTGTACATGAGGATGTATGTTTGCAAAGTTGCCGTTAAGTCCTATATGCGTACTAAATGCTATACTAAAAATTAAATTTTCAAACACGTTTTATACTCCGCCAGTAGGGTAGATCTGCGTTAAGTTTAATATCACGTGGCTCGCTATGTCCTACGTGCTTTCGTTCACCTTTCATATGATCCATATATCTACCAAGATCACTGTTTATAAAAGGATGTCCAGCAAGTCCTTTTAAATCAGGATCAGGATTTAGATTGTGAAAGTGTGCGCCTTTAGTGTCTCTATATAGTTTTCTTTGTACATCAAACAAGTAACTATCATGCCATTCTGGATAGTTAAACATCGTATCATTTTTATACATGTTTGCAAAGTCTTCTACAAAATCAATGCATACAGGATTTGACTTATTGTATCCAACCCATCCACATTCGCTATGATAACGTTCGCCTCTACCAAGATGTGTTATAACGCAACTTTTTGGTGAAACACTATTAAGAAAACTTTCAGTAACTGGACTATGCGTAAGTGTATCAGCATCAAGCCATATTACCCATTCAGTATCTATGTTTTGTATTGCATGATATATGCTAAAAACTTTGTAACTAAAACGCAAGCCTTGCCATTTGAAATGTTTATTTGGTTTCCAAATGTGTTTATTGTGAGGTCCAAGTCCGCCGTTTGCTTCTGGATTATTTTTGTGTCGTTTAATAAAACGTTTACAATGTTTACTATTTGCAATAAGATCAATTGTTCTTACATTAGATTTAGTGATTCGTGGTATACATGCTTCTGTGTACACAACAAGATCCACACTATCTGGCCAAAACTTTTCCCATGTACTAATCATGTGTTGGCCATATTTTTCGAGGCCCTGTTGATTAAAGGTGGTAATTACTGTATAACGTTTCATATGAGTATTTAATCCTTGATCAATAACATAGCATATTATCCTGAGCAGTGTGCTCTTAATAGCAAGCCAATTATGGAAGCATTTTTAGACAGCTGTCGAGGTGCTGGTATAACACCTGTTGAAAACTCCCTCGACTGTGATGCTGTTGTTATATGGAGTATACTATGGAATGGCCGAATGAGCAAGAACAAACGGACATATGAGCATTATCGTTTGCTCGGAAAGCCTGTTGTGGTAATAGATGCAGGTGCAATAGAACGTGAAGTTACTTGGAAAATTGCAGTGAACAATATTACTTCAGAAGGGTACTACGGACATACAGACAACTTGGATTGGGATCGACCAAAAAAACTTGGCGTAAGTTTACAGAAAAACAAACTGAACGATAGCATCCTTATTGCGTCTCAACATAAAAAAAGTTTGCAATGGGAAGGTATGCCTAGTCTAGAGGACTGGACAGTTGATTTAATACATAAGATTAGGAAATATAGTGACAGGCACATTGTAGTTCGTTATCATCCTCGTTGTCCATATTTTATTCCAACTCAACGTTTTAAAATGCTGATCATGAATAAAGTTATATCAAACTGTATGCTAGAAACTCCAATGCAAATTGAAAGCACATACGATGCATTTAATATTGACTATAACTATCATGCAGTGATAAACCATTGCAGTGGCCCAGGAATAAATGCAGTGATAGCAGGATCTAATGTATTAGTTGATGCAAAAAGTTTAGCCTATCCAATGAGCATAAAACTTAAACAAATTGAAAACCCTCCACGTAAGAAAAATAAAGAAAAGTGGCTTGTAGAAATAAGCCACACTGAATACACAGTAGATGAAATAAGCGAAGGTTTATGGTTGACAAGGTTAAAAAACGCACTGGAGTAGGCGAGCACATAGATTGTGCCTGTTTAATACACGACACACTCTATGATTGGAGCTATGTAGACAAACTGTATAGAAGTTTGCAACGTAACCTTACACCTACTGTTAGAATGCATGTGTATACAGAAAGTACACGACATGTACCAAAAGGTTACATTAGGCATGACCTTGAAGAATGGGACGGCGTTCGAGGTCCAAAACGCAGTTGGTGGTATAAAGTACAATTGTTTAATTCAAAAAGCTGGGGAAGAAAAACAACTAAAATGTTGTATTTTGACCTTGATACAGTTGTTGTAGGCAATATAGATTGGCTATGGCAACAAGATCAGAATAAATTTTGGGCAGTAAGAGACTTTAAGTATATTATGAAAAGTTCAAGATTTAGTATTAATAGTAGTGTAATGTGGTTTGATCCACGCAAGTATCATTTTGTGTATAACCAGTTTGATTTAAAAATGATTGTAAACAATCCTCGTTGTCCTTGGCACGGAGATCAAGATTACATTTATACAAAAGTAAAAGATGATGTAGCATTCTATGATACCAATAGAATATTAAGTTACCGTTGGCAAGTAAAAGAAGGTGGCTATGATTTCCGCTACAGAAAATTCATTAACCCGGGCTCGCCTAGTATAATTTCTGGTGAAGTTAGTATACTTGTTTTCCATGGCAAACCAAACCCACACGAAGTTCAAGATCCTTTAGTGTTAGAACACTGGCGATAAGTATGGATATGCTACATTTAAATTATTTAGAATTTTATATCAGTCATACTTGTAACTTCAACTGCACAGGTTGCAACAGATTTAACAACTATTTGTTCCTCGGACATCAACGTTGGGAAGAACAAGAACAAACACACGAAAAATGGGCGAAAAAATTAAAACTTGACGAATGGTGCATAATTGGTGGAGAACCAACACTCAATCCTGATATTATAAAATGGATGTACGGTTTGCATGAACTTTGGCCAGAAAGCGAAGGCAGTATTGTAACCAATGCTAGTTTTAAAAAACGTTTCAACAAAGAGTTTTATCAAGCACTGATTGATACTGGTATGCGTATGGATATAGGTTTGCATGATATCCATCGACGTACTGATGTCACTGAAATGATAATGAATTTTGTTTCTCATCCAGTTATAATTGAGGAACCGCCTGAAGATCTAAATCTAGTTGAAGGATTACAAGATTCCTGGCGTCGTAACTACAACGCAATAAAAGATCCTAGTTGGCCTGCTTGTGATAGCATATACGATTGGGATACTTTACCTACACGAATTAAAGACGAATGTGCAAACATGCATGATTTTTCACGTGAAATCTATGAAAGTAGATATAGTCCAGTAAACATTACAGATGCAAACGGTCTAAAAATATGTATAGCCTTAGAAAACTTTTTTTACTCTCCTGCACTTATTAGACAAGAGGATAAGAATAATTTCACTTTACACAATAGCAATCCACAACGTGCTCACGATGTGTGCATGAGTAAGTATTGCCATCACATGGCCGACGGAAAATTAAATAAGTGCGGACAAGTTGATTTGTTTCCGAAGTTCAGCTCGCAGTTTGAAGTTGAACTAAACACCGAAGACAAAAAGTTGGTAAATTCTTATCAGCCTCTTACTGTAGACGCAGAAATGCAATTTGCACAAAAGTTTATAAATACTATTAAGGAGCCAATTGCACAATGCAAGTTCTGCCCAGAGAATTATGCTCCAAAAGAAATAAATAGTACTATTAATAAAGACAAGTTTGGAGTAAGGATCTAAAAATGGCAAACAGAAAAATTAAAATATATGGACACAATCATGCGGCAAATAGTGCGGCAACAGTTACAATTGGAGGTGTCGAGGTATTTAATGGAACATTAACTGCAGGTGTATCAGCTGATGCAGATGTTATTGATGAAACAACAAACCCGGAACCAGTTGCACTTTTTGAATTTACACACAACAATGCTGATGACTCAACATTAACAGAACATGCATTAGCAATAGATGTTTCGGCTGGTGAAATTAGAGTCGGACAGATATGGATACAAGCAACTGCAACTGCAGATATATACAATGCTCTTTCTGATGAAGATAAGCGAGACAAAGGCATAGATGAAATTGCAATTGATGGAGATCACTATTATGGTCCAGGAAAAGGTGGTCCATACGGAGACTGGGCCGCTGAGGATTTTTCAGAAAGAAAAAATATACTAATTAATAGCTCAGCACCGGTGATTATTGGTGATGGAAGCGATGACACAATACACGATGGTCGCCTTTTTGTACTAGGTGCAGGTGATGCTTTTACATGTACCGCACGAGTTCCGGCACTAACTACATAAAAAAATATATAACCGTCTTACTCAACTTGCATAAATAAATGCAACAAAAAGAATTCGCAAGTTGGGATAAGGCGCCAACATGTTCGCTTAGTTACTAAGCGGTTTTAATCAGATCGTCCACTAGTTGGGCGATTTTTTTATGGCCAAAACAAATAAAAAGGTTGACTTATCCTTAAACTGTGTTATTATAATAGCATAATAAGGAAAAGGAAACAAGATGACATAGCCAGCAGTAAAGTGTAAGTAGTTGATTAAGGGAGAGCGGTGCTCGACAACTACAGAGGTTTACAAGTCAGGTAGGACTCAAGGAACCATAACACTCCAACTAAAAACTACCCGGTACAGACTGATCATCTGTACTGATTGTGCAAAGATCAAGTTTTATAACAGGAGCAAATATGTCAGAAGAAATTAAAAAGTATGCAGATCCAACATTAGATTCAGCACCAAGAACCGCCAGAGATCCAGAAGATCAAGCTGCCTATGATGCTTTTTTTGCCAATGGTGGAAAAGTAACTGTGTTAGATAAAGATGCACGTACTGAGAATTTAAATATTAATCCGTGGCAACGTAGCAGAGGACGTCCAAAGGCAACCGCTGCAAAGGATAAAAAATAATGTATTATGTGTTAGGCGAAAGTGCAGAAACTGGTGACTTTGAAATATGGGAAAGTCTTAGTGCTAAAGAAGCAATGGCAGTGAGAAACGAATATATCAAGTTAGGATTGCAAACAAGATCAGGAAAAATGCCTGATAATGCATTAATAGGTTGACAAATACGTAAAATGTGTTAAGCTGTTTATACAGTTAGAAAACAATATTGCATAGGAGAGCTAGAATGCAAACACAAAAGAAAGATTCCAAAACTATTAATTTTGAAACTGATCAGCAGGTTATGGACCGTATTGCTACACGTTTTGATATATTACATGACATGACCAAAGCAGTTATTGCTGGTGATGTTAGAGCTATGATTGTTACAGGACCTCCAGGAGTTGGTAAAAGTTATGGCGTTGAGAAAGAATTAGATAAAGCATCAATGATGGATAGCATCGCTGGTAGACCAATCAAGTACGAAGTTGTAAAAGGTGCAATGACTGCACTAGGTTTGTATGCTACATTATACAGACATGCAGATGCTAACCATGTGTTGGTATTTGATGATTGTGATAGTGTGCTAATGGACGAACTAAGTCTTAACATACTTAAGGCCGCACTTGATTCAGGTAAGAAACGTGTTCTACATTGGAATGCAGATTCAAACAAACTTAGATCAGAAGGTATACCTGACAAGTTTGAGTTCAAAGGTGGTGTAATTTTTATTACTAACGTTAAGTTTGAGAACGTTAGAAGTAGAAAACTACAAGACCATTTAGAAGCATTGCAATCAAGATGTCATTACTTGGATCTAACACTAGATACCATGAGAGATAAGTTTTTACGTATTAAACAGATTGTTGCTACAGGTGAACTGTTTAAAGATTATGATCTTAGCAAGGAAATGGAAGGCGAAGTAATTGCATTCATGGACACTGTTAAAGAAAAACTACGTGAAGTAAGTTTGAGAATGGCGTTGAAGATTGCAGATCTTACAAAGGTAAGTCCTAACTGGAAACAGTTAGCAGAAAATACTGTGATGAGACGCAGATAGAATAGGTTGTCATATCAGATCTAGCTCCTGGACAACCTAAAGTGGGCAATGTTGTAAAAATGTTGCCCACTTTCCTTGACTAATTGCAAAAAGTGTATATAATAACATTATGAGAACAGCAACACTAATAATAAATGACGAAGTAAATTTGAAAGTATCTGGCTTAGAGCTTGATGTTCGTAAGAAACTAGTGAATACTTTTAAGTATGATGTGCCACATGCACGATACTTGCCAGCAGTTCGACTAGGACGTTGGGATGGCAAGGTTGCATATTTTCAAATGGGCGGCAGTACATACTTAAATTTGTTGCCAGACATTATTCCTATACTAGAAGACTTTAACTACGACGTTGACATACAAGATAACAGAGAATACCAAACAGTATTCAAGTTTGATCCAGTTGCAGAAGATACTTACAGTGATATTATGTGGCCGAAGAATCATCCTGCATCTGGCACTCCTATTGTGCTCAGAGACTATCAAGTTGAGATAGTAAACAGTTTCTTAAAAAATCCACAGTGTATACAAGAAATAGCAACTGGTGCTGGTAAAACAATTATGACTGCAAGTTTAAGTGAACGTGTAGAAAACTATGGACGTTCAATTGTTATTGTTCCAAACAAGAGTCTAGTTACACAGACTGAAAAAGACTATGCAAACATGCAACTTGATGTTGGTGTGTTCTATGGTGATAGAAAAGAGTTTGGACACAAACACACAATATGCACATGGCAGAGTCTGAATGTGTTGCTTAAGAACACAAAGAATCAACGTGCAGATATTACTATACATGAATTCTTAGAAGATGTAGTTGCAGTAATAGTTGACGAAGTACACATGGCTAAAGCAGATGCACTTAAAACATTACTCACAGGTGTAATGAGTAAGGTTCCATTGCGTTGGGGACTTACTGGTACAGTGCCAAAAGAACCATATGAATTTCAAGCACTGCATTGTAGTTTAGGCCCGGTTATAAATCAACTAGCCGCAAGTGAACTACAAGAAAAAGGCGTACTTGCAAACTGCCATGTAAATGTTGTACAGTTAATTGATAATGCAGAATTTACAAACTACCAAAGCGAATTAAAGTACCTATTTGAAGAAAAAGGTAGACTTGATACCATTGCAGGCTTGGTTATTGAAGTAAATAAAACGGGTAACACATTGGTGTTGGTTGATCGAATAAGTGCTGGTACAGAGCTACTTAACAGAATGGGCGATGACGCAGTTTTTGTAAGTGGTGCAACCAAAGCAAAAGCAAGACAGGATGAATATGATGAAGTGGCTACTGCGACAGGTAAAATCATTATTGCTACATATGGTGTCGCGGCCGTTGGTATTAATCTCCCACGTATTTTCAATC